CCTGGTGAAGGGTATGAACCCGATACTGCTGAACCCATTTTTAGACTCCTATTGCTGATTGAATGATTGAAACGATTGTGCCACCGATTGCGCCAGCGAAGCCCATGAACAGCCACATCTTTTTCTGCAGGTCGCGAACATCTCTCTCTAATGCTCGGTAAGCTCTAACCTCAGTTTTGACCTCGGCAACATCTTTGATTAGTGCAATTAGTAAATCGCGGTCTGATTGGTCTGCCATTAGTCAATAGCTCTCAATAATGCTTTACAACCACCACATTCAGCAGTGGCAATTTCACCTTCAAAGTTGTATTCAACATCTTTGTTAGGGCAGTCGGTTTCGGTGCAGATAAAAGTAGTCATTATGATGCCTCGTATTCAATGGCAAAACTGAAACTGTCGTTTGTTGTCCAAGTAAAAGGGGCTGCGGCTGATACTGAGGCCGTTGTTGCATAAGTTGCTGACACATTTATCATTCTTATTCCAACTGTTGTTGATGATGCAATGTAAGCATTTCCAACAAAGTCGGTTGCCGAAGCATCTGCCAGGTAAGCAGAGAATAGTAGACCTGATGCCTGTCCGGTGACTGGCAGACTAACGGTTGGTGCAGAACCCATTGAAGAGGTTGAACCCAATGTGACCTTCACGCGCACTAATACTGTTTTACCTATTTGAACATAGGCAGCGCTGATTGTGCCATTGCCCAGTGTGAAGTTTGCGAATGTTGGCGTGTAGGATGTCCAACCACCGTTGCCGAACGCGCTATCTAACTGTGACGCTAGAAGCGGTTGACCTGAAGTGAAGTCAAAATAAGCCATTTAGAAGCCTTTCCATAGTTCTAAGTTTATGTTCCAGTCAGTCGGTGTGATTGAATGTGTGACACGCGACACGATGTAATCTTCATCGAACTGAACTCCGCCTTTGTCAAAGTAGATGTTCACTGTCTGCATGAGTAGAGCGTTTAGGTAATAACCGGTGCTGAACTTGCCTGTGTCAAGGATTGGGTTGAAGCCGATTGCCTGGGCGTTACGGATGTCTGTTTTGACGCTGGTGCGAGCTAACCATAATGTGAGCAAGTTATCTGAGGATAGGTTGACAGTTGCTTCGAGTGATGTGCGACCGTATAGGTCAATTGAGTCGGTATTTGATTTTGATTGACTTGAACCGCCAGACATTTTTGTCGCAATGATTTCATTGACTGCGTCATTGCCTGTTGCGCCTAGCACTATGTCATTGATGCAGATGTGGTTGGGGTCTGTTGAGTGAACAGTTGAGAACAGCAAGTTTGCTGGGTTGTCTGCGATGTAGTTGCGTAGCACATTGTAGGCGTAGAAGCTCAGAATGCCTGTGTCAAAGTCTAGAAAGGCCATGCCTAGCTCTGCATCGGTTAGTTCATTGAGAATGTTTCCGACTGTCGCGTTAGGCAGTGAGTATTGTGGCGTGTATGCCCAAGGTGTGCCAAAGGTGTTGATTGTTGCACCTGGTAGGTATGGGGCTAATGCGGTTAGACCTTGTGAAATAGTTGAAGGGCTTGAAGGTGTGGCGAATAGTGGAATGGTTGTGTTGATTGCGTTTTGTAAAGCATCGGCGCATTCGAAAGTAATGACATTAGTTCCGTAATAGTCATAAGCCACTGAATAGGTTGTGATTTTACCTTCGAATAGTGTCAACCAGACAAGAGGGTCAGTGTCAGGTTGTGGCTGATAACTAATGCGAATGTCTGTGCCAACATGAACAGCCCTATTAGCGTTTGGATCATAAGTCGCTGATTGCATGACCACTGTGGCTGTTGCTGGGGCTGTCTGGGTCATGTAGCCGGTGTTTTGGTCAAAACCTAGTGAGAAGTCAATAGCAACAACTTCTGCCAAGGTGTCAACATAACTGAAGCCACCACTGGCCGCTAGAACATCTGGGCCGTCTAGAACTGAAACACCAAGAATGAACACTCCTGCTGTTGGTAGCCCTAGTTCAACTTTGATGTGTTGCTTGAAGTCGAAGATGTCGTTTGCCATTAGCTCACGAACTTTCGGCCGTTAGTCTTTTCGTAATCCATGATTGCTCGAACTACTTCTTGACCATTTACGCTGGCTTTATTGATGTTGATTGTGTATGAGTTGCCACCACCGATGTTGCCTAAACGGTCTAGAGGGACGATTGCTTCGGCTTGACCGGCTTCACCAACATTGACCAATGTTCCACCTGCTGAAGGTAGGACAACACCACCAGTGGCCATTTGAGGGATGTATGAGCGTGGATCAACAGTGCTTGGGTTTTGTTGTCTGTCAAAATTAGCTCTAACATCCATGTTCATTAGTTGACCGAGTCTGTTCCAGTCACCTGAGAAGAATGCTTCAGCCATGTTGCCCTGGTGTTCAATATTTGCACCCAACCATTGAAACAACTCAACCGTGTCAGAGATCATTGTTGCGATTCCCTGAAGGCCATCTGAAACGCCTGTCAAGAAGTCTGCACCTTGTGGAGTTCCTAACCATTCTGAGAACTCTTCTAGTTTTGGGAGTAGTTTCTCAACAAAAACATCGACCAATTCACCCATGATTGGGAGCAGTGCAGTTCCAATTTTGGCCTGCATGTCTTCCATTTTTGCTGTTGCGGTTTTGGTAGAGTTTGCAAGTCCGTCGCTTGTCCTGGCGAAATCACCTTGTGCAATTGTGCTTTCGTCGAAGATTACTTTATTGGCTGCAAGGATTTTCTCTTGTGAACTTAGAGCGCCTACGCCGTCATAGATGCCTAGTTCAAGAGCGGCAGCCTTGAGTTTAGCGTCATCCAGCATAATGCCGTATTTGCGAAGTGGTTCTGCTTCACCTCGAAGACCTGAACCAAGTGCGCTTAGAGCTTCGTCAACTGAAGTGTTGTTGAATGATGCTAAGTCAGCAGCAAGTGTGACCAGGTCGGTCGAGAATGTTGCGCTATCTTCTGCTGCTAAACCTGCCGCGTTTCCGAAGATACCGAATGTTTTAGAAGCATCTAAAGCCGCGTTGCGTGATGTTCCAATGTTCTGCGCTGCAGATTCTGCGAACTTGTTGACAGTGTCAGTGGCGTCACCGAATACAGCCTTGACTGCTGTTGCTGATTCAGCAAAGTCCGATGCGGCATCGATTGATGCTCTGATACCGGCAGTAATTTGCCCAAAAACCATTGAGCCAGCAATAAGAGCTAGTGAGCCTTTGATTGAACGAGAGAAGCCAGCGAACTTCTTGTCCATTTTTTTCATGGAGTCGGTTGCGCCTTGAGTGGCCTTGGTAAGGTTTTTGAACTCACCAAGGATTTCAACCTTTGCGACTAATGACATTAGCCTTTGCGCCTCTCATTCAATACTTCTATAAACGCCCGATACTCGGTGAGTGTCAGGTTGTTGTATTCGCTAGGGCTGATGCCTGTTGCCAATACGAACTCTGCCATGCGTTTAGCCGACTTAGCGGCCATTACGCTTTTGGGTGCATTGCTCCGCTCATAATGGCGAATGCTTCGGTCATGGTGAACTTTGAAGCATCTTCCATTGTGAAGTTAGGGTCAGTGCGTTTTTTGATGATGTAAACAGTTGCAGTTAGGCTGCGACCTCTTGGCTTTTTATCGCTCATTAGATCATCGATTGGTGTTCCTGTGAGAAGTTCCCATTCGGTCACTTCACCAAGAGTCATTTCTGTAAGTTCATTAGTCTGTTCACTCATTTGATTGGCCCTTTCGCCATTTGACTTCTAATGAGCTTTTCCATTTGCTCATAGTAGTTCCGAAGAATCTCTCCGCGGTTATAGCCTAGCGCACGAGCCAGGAATGGCTGAGGTTTGATGTTCTTCATCTTGCCTGTCTTAACGGACTTAGACCAGCCCCAGTGGATAGGGTTTGCATAAGGGACTGAGGTTTCATTACCTGCTTGCACTGCGACGCTTTTGGCAGTAGCCGAGATTTTGACAGTCCTAAACAGTCTGCCTCTGCGAATAGGTGTCAAGCGTTTAGCATCTTGCAAAACATCCTGAGCGGCCTCTCGGTTAGCAGCATTGATTTCGCGCTGTGGAGTCCCAATAATTTTTAGGGACTTATATAGCTCTTTTGTGCCAATAACTTTGAGGCCGCTAGGGGCTTGCATCTTACTAGGCTGAAGTCTTCTTGGTTAGACCGAAGTAGACCGGTGGAGTAGCAGCAGGAGTGTGAACATCGCTCTTGACAGTTAGTGTCACCTGGAACTGTGAAACATCGCCAGAAGTCAATGACAGTGGTGGCAACTGGTCAAAAATAACAGTGCCAGTGTAGTGAGGTAGTGCAGTGGTTGGGGTAGCGTTTCCACCAGGTGCAACAGTGAAAGCAACCTCAGTGCCGTAGTTAGCCCATAGAACTTGGTAAAGTGATGCTGCATCGCCTGACACAATACCGGTTAGAGCTAGTTTCCATTCCTGACCAGCCTGAACCTCGCAGAAGGTGCGAAGATCACCAGGTCGGTCGGCAATGGTAAGTTCAACAACCTGAGCATCACAAGCGTAGTCAGTGGTGTTGATTTTGAAGATAATGTTTTTTGCAATGATGCGAGTTGAAGCAGCCATTGTTGGCAACCTTTCTAAAGTGTT